TTTTACCATGGTAAAATTGGCGCCTCAAAACCCTATAACCTGGTCGGGAATAGGGTTATTGCAGCAAAAAATAACCCCAGCCTGGCTGGGGTTATTCTGTAAACTTTAGTTTACAGTGGCTTGCTGGTGGCAAGCGCATCAAAAATTGCTTTCAAGGCAGACTTATTAGCCTTGGTCAGCGACTCGATGTCATTTTCGGGCAATTGCAAGATTGCGCCGATTGCATCAGCGTGAACGTCTTTTTTAACCGGCTTTTCGCCGGTTTTCGAGACGTACTCTTTTTTCTTGTATACTCCCTCGCGCGACAGTTTCGCCACAATCGAGCGAGTAGACTTGCCCATGCGTTCAGCAAGGGATTCCACAGTTTCACCCAGCATATAACCCGACAGAATTTCGGCGGTTTGTTCCGGGGTATAGTTCACAGTTTTTGCAACCATTTTCAAGCACCTTTCAAGGTTATAACAGAAAAAGCCTTTCGGCGGTTCAGGCTTTGCTTTGCGCTCTGCCCATGAACAGAATTATACAGAAAAACCGCGCCAACGACAACAACAAAATTTCATAAGTAAATAGCCCCAGGTTATAAGCCCCAGCCCAGGTTGTTGTATACAGACCACACATTGTAAAAAAGTGTAACAAATGGCCGCCAGCACTTGACACGGCCAAATTATATTATATATAATTTGGCGCAGTTTTTGCTGCACTGCAGCATAGAATCAAAATAAAAAGCCGCTTTTAAAGCGGCTTGGGTTTATTCAGTATCCAATTCAGGATCATATATTCGGTTCAAATTAAAATCTTTTTGCAGTTTACTGGCCCATTCCTGGAATAATTGACCGTGAATATCTTCTATATTATTTTCGGCTTGCCATGCGTGAATTAACTCATGGGCTAACAGGGTTTTAAAATCACGCTCAAATTCAAATTGTTTTGAAATGTACAAGGTAATAACGTGCCGTTTAATATTGCCACGTTTATCAAATCGGGGATTATATTCGGCATCGGTTTCTTCGTTGTCTTGAAACCTAAAGCGCAATTCCAGCGGCTTATATAGCCCTAGGCTATTATATATGGCATCAACAAAACTTTGCAGCATTTTAAAATCAACCATTTTGAACCCCTTCCCAGATTTTATATTTGAGGATTATTAGCAGCACGATTAAATTAACCCCATAATTTAGCAGCAGAATAGGGGTTGGATTGGTCAAAATAATATATGCAATTGTAAAAATCTCGCCAATAAACCACGCCAGCAAAAATGCCCATGATAAACCCCTAGAATGTTTTTGTTGTATGCTTTGCCATGCCTGCGGTATTGCACAGGTGGCAAAGCATACAGAACCAATCCAACCGACTAATTCTGTATGCTGCATTTTAGATTGCCTTGAAGTTATCGCGCACTTGAACATTGCGCCAGTTATAATTCAGGATTTTATCTTGCCAGCGTTTATGTCGGATGACATTTAGCAGAATAGGCAATTCAAAATCGCGAGCATCTTCCAGCGCAGTATGCGGTTCGGTGATATATTCACCACGCAAAAACCCGCACACAATTTCTGCATTGGTTTTGTATGACATATTGCCATGTTTTGTAGGAGCATTAAAAGCGTGCTTTTCAATACAGAATTGCCGGAACCGTTTAGTATTACAAATCAAACTTGCCGCAGCGTTCCACAGGCAAAAACGATTTTGAAATTGCGAAAGGTCAATAGCAGTATTTTGGCATTTATCGGCATCGAAAGCCAGATTGTATGCGGTAAGTGTAGGATTAAACTCTGCAACGGCTTTATCAAGCCAACGATTAATTGCTTGATTGCTTGCCATAATACGCTGGCCTGAATCTAGCATTGCCAGATATTGAATACGTTTTTGTTCGGCATATGCTTGCGACCAGTCGCCCTTGGAATCGGGGATATAGAAAAGGGATTTAGTGTCGAATTGATCCTTGACCAAAACCGCGCATTGCTTGTGAATCGTACCCTTGCGATCAACAATAATGCAGGCAAAATCGGCAACCGTAGAATCTACGGTTGTTTCGGTATCGACAATAGCGAAAAATTGTTTTTTAGTCATCACAGAACCTGTACCGGATAGCGCCGGACAATCGCGCGTTGCGTTGTGCAACAAAAGAGATTATACAGAACCCACAAAATCGTGCAAGCGACAAAAAGTAGTTTGCATATGAAAAAAAGTTGCTTGCGGTGAGCCAGGCAGGGCTTGACAGCAAAATTTTGCCGTGGTAAAATTTTGGCGCCCCAGGTGTGGTATGAATACCACACCTTTGTGTCAACCTTGCAAAATTTGCATTTGCCCGGTTGACACGGCCAATTTTACCATGGTAAAATTGGCGCC